AGGAGTCAAAGGGATCTGATGATCGCTTTTGGACTGCCACAGTCGATAAGGCTGGTAATGGTTACGCTGTTATTCGTTTCCTTCCCGCTCCTTCAGATGAAGATGTTCCTTTTATTCGTATGTTTGACCATGGTTTCCAGGGTTCGACTGGTCTTTGGTACATCGAAAATTCTTTGACTACAATCGGCAAGCAGGATCCTGTTTCCGAGTATAATTCAAAGCTCTGGAACTCGTCGACTGACGATAAGGGTCCGGAACGTACTCAGGTACGTAAGCAGAAGCGTCGACTTCACTTTATCTCTAACATTTATGTCGTTAGTGATCAGGGTAATCCTGCCAATGAAGGTAAAGTTTTCCTCTATAAGTACGGCAAGAAAATCTTTGATAAGCTTAATGAGGCTATGAATCCTCAGTTCGCAGACGAACAGGCAATGAATCCTTTTGATCTTTGGGCAGGTGCGAACTTCAAGCTCAAAATTCGTAATGTTGAAGGTTATCGTAACTACGATAAGTCTGAATTTGATAAGGCAAAGCCTCTTCTTGATGATGATGAAGCACTAGAAACTATTTGGAAAAAGGAATATTCGCTTCAGGAATTCCTTGCACCTTCTAACTTCAAGAGCTACGACGAACTTCAATCTCGTTTACTCAAGGTTCTTGATGATGCTTCAACACCTAAGAATAAGGTTGCTCGTGCAATTGAGGAAGATGCTCCTTGGGCTCGCGAGGAGGAAACTCCTAAGTTTAAGTCAGCTGTTGCAGGAACTATTGCAACAGCGTCTGATGATGAAGATGATGATTTGATGGCTCACTTTAAGAGCCTTGCACGTTAAGATTAAGGGGAGCTTTTCAGCTCCCCTTTTTTATTATGCAAATCTCACGTTTGTAAGATCGTGTGGATATGCTTGTTTTAATTTTTCATACCAGCTGACATCTACGCCACCAGCAAAGAAAGCTGCAGTTTGAGGATCCATAGCACTATCAGAACGATTTGATGTTGGCACTTGATCTGCAACTTGTTGTTGCTGTGTTGGTTGCTGCATAGCAGTTTGTTGTGCAGCTCTTTCTCTCAATGCATCTTGTTGTGCAGCAGTTTGGTTTAACGCCGAAGCACGATTCTGATTTTGATTTTGAGACATCATAGTTGCTTGTGTTCTGTTATTTTCAGAACCACTGTTAGACAAACCACTGAGTAATTGATTCAGTACCGTGCCAATTAAGCCCCCAGCACGTCCACCAAACATCTGGCCAATTCCACCTAATACATTACCATCAAACGGATCAGATCTCATTCTTCTTCCGCCCTGATATCCGTTTGAATATGGATCTGTATTTCCAGTATTCAACCCTTCATTTCCATCTTGATTTTGTTTACCACCAGCTCCCATACTAGATTGGCCTTGGCCACCTTGATCAAATGGATGGCCAGGAGCTCTATTGTTATCACTGGATTGTGTTGCTTCTCTTAACCAATCTGCGGCAGTAGCATTAGTTTTATCTTTACCCCAAATACCTTCTTTACCATATCCAACGTGTATTCTTGCTCCATCAGGATCCATATATTCTTCACCAGCGCCGAAACCTGTCGCCCCTTCGGACTTAGCTTTCATTACAAATTTCTTAAATATATCAGCATTAGTTTTTGGTGTTAATCTTTTACCGCCTTGATATAAATCTAAGTCAGCAGCATTACCATTATCATGTCTTGTGGAGCCAGTTCTTCGTCCACCACCTTGAGATGGTTGTCCTCCTGATTTTACAACTACATCAACACCAGCAGCTGCAGCTGATTTTTGTAAAAGAGAAAGAAGACTTGGGCTAATTTTGCCACTTCGAATTCCAGATTGTTCTTGTCGAACGTTTCCGCCTCTAGGAACGACTTCATCTCTTTTTGTTGATTCACCACCCTGTGGTGCACCACCCTGTGGTGTTAACCCTGTACCATTTGTTTGTGGTGCAGTTGGTTGTTGTTCGCCACCAGCAGCCGGACTCGTTGGACTAGTTTGTGGACTCGTTGGACTAGTTTGTGGACTCGTTGGACTAGTTTGTGGACTAGTTTGTGGTGCAACACTGGCACCACCAGTTGGTTGTGCAGCACCAGCTCCTGATATAGGTGTAGGAGGAGATGTAATAACGTTAGTACTATTCGCTGGTTTTGCATCCGGTACTCCAGAAAGCGAAACAGCATTATTTACTCTTTCTCTTCGTTTAGTACCATCTGATTTTTCATACATTTCATCAATTAGTATTGCAGCTGCATCTGCTGTTTTAGCACCTTTTAATGCATCACCGGCTTTTTTATATGTATGAGTCAATTCCCATTGTACGAATTCTAATTGTTCTTGGAATGTAGATCCTATTAAATCTTTTCCGTATAATTGTTTAAACTGTTTTTGTCTAGGTGCATGCCATTGAGCTATACCGACCGCAGATTCATTATCTCCTTTTCTTTTTCCTGATATTACATCTGCAGCAAAATTTACAGACTCGTGTTGTAAATTACCGACGATACCAGCAGCATGCTCTTTTGACCATCCTTTAGATCTAAAGAATTGCATAGCCTCCGAAGCAGAACCTCTTTGTCCTGCTGCTTTTACACCTCCGGTACTACCGCCAGTACCACCGACAGGTCCACCACTAGCACTATTTTCAGGAGCTCCACCGGGTACTGTATCTATATTTCCACCGCTCCTCGAAGGTAAACCACCCGAAGATGGATATGCTGATCCATCAGCTGGTACTTTACCTCCAAAAGTTCCTTCGCCAGCCGCTCCAGCGCTGGGCAGCTTACCACCGGGTAAATTATTTAATGCTTCATTTCCGCCATAAACAGCAGCACCAGCAGCACCAATACCTAGCATCCACTTCAATGCAGTACCGAGACGTCCACCGCCTCCTGGTCTTACACTAGCTTTTTTTACGTTATCTATTTTTTGGGCGCTAAACTCTTTATTTTTTTGAATATTTGTTAAACGCTCTGTATCATTTCCAGATCCACCGCCACCACCTCCGTTATACATCATCATCATAGTATTTTGTGCAACTTGTTTCATAAGGTTAGTCATCATGCCAAGCTGCTGCAGCATCATGTTTTGAACTTGCACGGAGTTTTCAAGTAAACTATTTGTTGTGTTTATTTTACCAGTAACTTGGTCTTGAGAATCAGAAATAGCATTCTCAATCGAAGTACTCATACTATTGATAGATTGACTTTGATTCTTAAAGACATTATGAACGTCTTTAAGAATTCCTTTAACATTTTCGTTATGTTGTGTCGAAGCTTGTCTAAATTGGCTTACAGTAGAACCAAAATTACTAATAGATCTTGCGATTTGGGATAATTCTGCACCAGCCATTTACTCTTGCCTTCTCTTAGCATCTTCTACTTCTTGTAGATATTTTAGTAACATCTCAACATAAATGTCTCTTTCAAAAGGTATAAGATTTTCGATATCGCTAATCGAATATTTATGATGTTGAATTAAAGAGAAGTTAGTCGCATAATAATTCTGTAAAGAATTATGGTTTAGCGCCATGTAAAAAAATCATTTAACGAGCTGAGGACAATTTGTCTATCATTCCCCAGTTCATTTTTGTATTCAATTTTGTATTGAATTTTTGGAGAATTGATTAAAAAAGTTTGAATTGCTTCGAATATTTTAATATTCATACTTTCTAGAAATTCAGTCAACTCTTCTTTCTTATAATTTTTAGACTCGTACACATTGTCTTCGTAGTAAATTTTATCGATACATCGAATAATTAATTCAAACATATAATCTTTATCGAGCTTAAGAAATTCTTCATCTTCATAAAGAGAAGCTGGTGGATATTTCATAACAATACCAGATTTGTCTGATATCTTAATATCGTTTTCAATTTTATCTGGATTAACAATTTTAACATCATTTAAATCAATATTAAAAGTGTAATCCTTTTCGTCTTCATAATCTTTATATGTTAGCTTAACAATATTATCTACAGAAACTGCACGAAGCTTTAAAAAGATATATTCAAGATCAAAGACGGCTATTTTATTTACATCAAATCCCTTATCGCTGCTGCAGTTATTTACGATCTGTTTAATAGCAGAAAGAATATCGGCTTCATTTTCGCTTTCTTTTGCCATAAGAAGAATTTTCTCTTCTCTAACTAAAAATGGTCTGAATTTGAAAACTTTATTAAGAGAAGGTACTTTGATATTATGTAAAGGATAGTCGATTTTAGGTAAAGACATATTATAACTCCATTATAATGTTCATGGTGTGATGGTTGTTGCGCCAGCTGGTGTAGCGTTTATCAAATTTAATTGTTGTTTATTTAATCTATCTTGTATATCTGAACCTTCTATATTATATTCAGAATATGATAAATTGATATTAATTTTTAAAAGGTTCCCATTATCTGCCCAACTCATAGGCGTTTCTCTCATAGCTACTGGAAAAACTTCAAACAGATTAATTTTTTGAATAGCATTACCGAACATATCATACATTACTATTTGCATCGTTGTAGAATAGTCATGTTTATAATTCGATGTATACGTTGGAACTCTATTAGCAGTATTTACTCTAGATGCAGATGTTCCGGTAAATTCAAATACAGATCTTAACCAATTGTGCCAAAATTGCCAAATATTACCATAACCATCAGATAACATGCTAAAACTAGTTTCGCTATATTGTGCATTGACCGGTTGTTTCTGTGTTGGTCCAATACCATATGGTGCATTATCAGCTGTTAATAAAGTTACACCAGGAATTCTCACTGTATCGATACGATAACAAAGATCACGAACTATGTTATTGACTAATTCTGGAGTACCGATATTATTGATTGCACTACCTGACAGTATAGGTGGTGGCGTAATAAACACCTCAAATTTATTAGTCGGTAAATAACCGTTACTGTTTATAGATGTTTTAAAAGTAGCTATATTAAATGCACGCATAACTATTCCTAGTAAGGAGGAGAAGCTTTAGATGAGTATTTTTTATCTGGGTTCACAACCCATCTTTGAAGTGGCAATAATAAAGCTTTATCCCAATCGGCAGGTTTAACATAGCGAAATGAACTTTTTAACTGTCCAAACAAATAACTTTTAATACAATTTTCGAATCCAGAAAACCGACTTGCTGATTGTTTCAAAAGTCCATATGAAATATTAAGTTTTGTAGAATCATTATATTTATCATTGTTGGCGATAGTGTGTAGAGCTTGCATAAGACTTGCTCTTGCTCTTGGTGGTAGATAATGGAGGTTAAGTGCCAAAAACCCCTCTTTTTTAAATTCAAATGGAAATGTCAATGGGTACATATCATAAAATGGTAATTTCGCTTTATGTTTTGGATCATATATAAAAAGGTACATTTTACCAATGGTGGGAGCTCCAACATCTTTGAACATTTTAAACGGATCTGTCTCTGTGCTGTTTAATTGACCTGCCTGATCAGCAAACCATTTGTTAGCGTCATTAATATCACGAGAAGTTATATTTTTATTAGATTCGTTCATTTGTTGAAAATTGTACATCAGTATGTTATTCCCAATTCTTTCTCGGTAAATATGACGAATAGCCAGCCTCTGTCTTTACAATATTCAACGGCTGATTTCCATTTAGCTTCATTTACACCCCATGTTTTAACCTCGGCAATAAATTGTTTGGTAACTCGACTTCTTGATTTAGGAGGTTTGGTTTGTTTTGAAGGTTTTATTTCGATTACCATCGTTTCTTTTATACCATTCTTATTTATTTTAGTAACAAGAAAATCAGGATAATATCTATGTATTCTGTTATCCAAAGGAGATATATACGGGATCGCAATTTCTTCGGATCCCCAAGAAATAATTTGTGCATCTTCGTCTAGTCGAATCATTAATTTAAGTTCCCATCCGGAACGATAAATAATATTTGATGGATCACCTTTGTATTTTTTTGGATTTTTTGGTTTATATTTGCCTTGATACAACATATTTCAATTTCCATAATAAATACATGTTGCACATATTTAGTAGATTATAAGGAATTAAATGGCTACGATACCATTACCACAACTGCCAAAAAAACCCACTGCTGGGTATTCGATGTTATCATATCCGGGCGATTTAATAGCTGACGGTAGAGAGTATTATACCCAAATACATTTTGTAAAATATCATTACACTTATGCTACTGATGGAAATAATGCAGAACCAAAAGGTGGGTTCATATTACCTTTACCTAAAAAAATTAACGAAGCCCAAACTTTAAACTGGGAAGCTGTTTCAGCAACAGCAGCTGCTGCACAAGGCGGACTAATATTATCTGGTATGAGTGGAGTTTCTGCAGGTGCAGGAAATTTGGCTGCTCGAATAGGAATGGCTGGTGGTATGGTCGCCAAAGGTATCCTTGGAGCTATGGCAGGCGTTGCGCCAAATCCATTCTTATGGATGTTGTTCACCCAACCAAATTTTAAAGAACATACATTTTCGTGGACCTTTACACCAAGTAACGCCAAAGAATCTGATACGATTCGGGCGATTATCCGTTATATGAAATTCAATTCATTACCAGATGTAAAACTTGGGATAGCTTATGGATACCCATTAATAGCTTTAATAAAGTTTAAGCCAGATGATGTATTTACTTTTAAACTTAAACCTTGTGCTGTTGTTTCTGTACAAGTCGATTATACTGGTGGTGGGTCGCCTTCGTTCTTTAAAAATGGTGCACCAACCGTAATTAATTTATCTGTTGGATTTAGAGAAATTGAAGTTTGGACTCAAGACAATTATGATGGGGGTGGTAAATCTATGTTTGACCCAATTGATAAATTTATTGATCCAGCACAAGCAGACGAAGCAATACGTGGTGCTATTGGAGATATTTCAGTACCAGCATTTGGCACTATGGGGATTGCTCAATAATGTCACAAGACAAATATTTCGATAAATTTCCTATTATTCAATATAGCAATACAACAGCTGTTGATATAACAGCCCGTGTTGTTATGAAAGATATTGTGTATAATGACCCTTATGTTTTTTATCCATACGATATCGGTGACTCTGAAAGACCTGATCAGATAAGCTCGCATTATTATGATGATTCTTACAAAAGTTGGATGGTGTATCTATCTAATAAAATTATAGATCCATACTATGAATGGTACCTTCAGCAAGATGAATTTGATAGTTTTATTGCCAGTAAATATTCTTCCGTCGAAGCTGCATCAACTAAAATTTCAAATTACATGAATAATTGGGCTGGTCAAGAAAACATAAGCGTTTCAAGATACAATTCTTTGACTATTAAACAAAAAGGTTATTACGAGCCGGTATACGGTTTTAATAATGCAGTTTCTGCGTATTCAAGAAAAAGAAAAGATTGGACGATTAATACCAATAGAATTATTTCTTATGGTGTTTCTAATACGAATTTTATTTTCGATGAAATTGTAAATATTGTGTTTAATGTTAATTATACTGGAACTGGGCAAGTATTGTCTAATAATGGTGTGCTCTATATTAAAAATGTATCAGGTTATGTATTGGCTAATACTGCAAATCCTATAACCGGTTCTAGCTATATCTATGGCACCGAGAGCAATGTAAATACTGCTTTCGCAAATTCTACTCTTATATCAAATCCAATTGAACAGGAAGAGGAAGAATTTTACGAACCGATTACATATTATGAATTTGAAAGACAAAAAAACGAATACAATAAAACGGTTCGTCTATTAGATAATAGATATTCACCTTTAGTCGTTAGCAACTTAACAGATTTATTGAGAACAACATAATGGCAGCTGGTGAAGTTAATATAAGCACATTTACTGTTGGTGGTATGGATATTAACGATCCTGGTGTAGTAAGCTTGGTCGGATTTAATATTTACGAAGATATTTTAAATCCTCTCGGTCCAGTAGGCGAAGCACGTGTTAACGATTTTAATGACGCTATTGGTGTGAATAAAATAAGTGGTAAAGAAGATGTTGTTCTAACATTCGGTCCTATTGATGGCGAACGAATTACTTTTAAATTTAAACTACATAATAATGTCAATGGCCAAGATGGTTCTGTACAGGCCACAGGATCTATGCATAGCAAAATGTATGATTTACAATTCATATCACCAGAACTATTAAATGCACAGGGCAATTTTATCGAAAAAGATTATAATACCCAAACCAGTGAAATGGTTAAACAGATGCTTAAAGATTTTATAAAAACTGAAAAATCTATTGACATTCAAGAACAAACTAAAGGCAAAAGACGATTAGTGTTTCATAATCAACATTTTACAAAAGCTTATGAAATATTAAACCATGAACATGTATCTTCTTCTAGTAAATCTTCATGTTATGTAACTTATGTAGAAAGTGGGGCATCTCAAAAATACATATTTACTACATTTGAAAAATTGTTTAAATAAGGTACAGTTGTAAA